GAATTTTTAGAGGCGAAGTCAAACCCTGAGCAGCTGCGGGTGTGGATCAATACCACGCTTGGTCAGACGTGGTCGGATGACTACAGCAGCGCGATGAGCGCTGAGGTGTTGCTTGAGCGTTGTGAGGATTATCAAGAGGGAGTCTTGCCGGCTGGGGTGCTGGCGGTGACGATCGGCGTTGACGTTCAGGGTGGCGGCGGAACGCTTGGGGAGAGATTGGCGATCAGCGTGTGGGGCTGGGGCCGAAAGGAAGAGGGCTGGCTGATCCAGTACGTCGAGATTGCAGGAGACCCGACGCGGTCTGAGGTTTGGAAGCGGCTAGATGAGTTCGTGATGCGCCGTTGGCCGCATGAGCTGGGGGGCAGCCTTAAGGCTGACTTCACCGCTGTTGACTCAGGCGGTTTGGCAACGTCTGAGGTTTACCAATACGCCAGGGAGCGGAAGGCGCATGGCGTCATCGCGATCAAAGGTCAGAGCCAACGCGATAAGCCACCGATTGGCAAGGCCACAAGGGTGGACATCAACGCAAGCGGCAAGACGTTAAAGAAGGGAGCCAGTCTGTTCCCTGTCGGCGTTCACAACATCAAAAACACGATGGCGGGCCGGTTGAAATACACCGAGCCGGGTGAAGGTTATTTGCACTTTCACGCGACGACGGGTGAGGAGTTTTTCAAGATGCTTACGGCTGAGGCGCAGAAGATCAAATTTGTGAACGGCTTTCCTCAGCGGATCTGGGTCAAAAAAGGCGGGGCAAGGAATGAATCATGGGACGGTTTGATTTATTGCTATGCCTGTTTGCAGTTGCTCTACCGGAAATACGATCGGAGAACGATTTGGGATCAGTTGGAAAAGCGCCTTGAACAGCCGCTAAGATCGAAGGAAGTAAAGGCGAAGCCGGCTGCCTCGTCGTCGTTCGTTAGCAACTGGTAAAGCCGTGACGCAACTTCCGGACAAAATCAGGGCAGGCGACACGATCAAATGGCGAGTTGACGCCAGTCGAGACAATCTGGGCAACTCGATTGATAGCGGTAACTGGACTCTGAAGTATTACTTCAGGACAAATACAAACCACGAAGCGCACACGGCAACCGGCACGGCGTTCGGGCTTGGCTGGGAATTTACCATCAGCTCAACAGACTCTGATGGTTTTGATGCTGGTCAGTGGTTCTTTCAAGCCATCGCAACGTATGGCAGCGAGTCAGTAACGCTTGCGTCTGGTCAGCTCGAAGTTCTGGCTGGCCTTGATTACACAGGCGATGCCGCAGCGTTTGACGGCAGAACGCAGGCTGAAAAGGATTTAGCCGCTGTTCAAAAGGCGATCAGAGATATTGCCAACGGCAACTCTGTTAAGAGCTACAGCGTTGCAGGCCGCAGTCTGACTCGATATGAAATGTCAGACCTTATTGCTTTGGAATCTAAGCTCAAGTTTGAGGTGCAGCGTGAGCGCCGCGCCGCGCTGATTGCCAATGGCAAAGGCGATCCCTTCAACCTCTTTGTTCGTTTCTGATGAGCCTCGCAACTCGACTTTTTCGGGCTCTTGGTTATGAGCCACGCCGTCCGAGGCGGCGGCAGTATGAAGGCGCGACGATGAGTCGCCTCACGTCTAGCTGGGTGACTGGCGGGACGAGTGCTGATGCTGAGGTGCATAGCAGCCTTGCCAGGTTGCGGAATCGTGCGCGTCAGCTGGTGCGCGACTCGGACTATGCGCGGCAAGCGAAGCGCGCCGTGATGAACAATGTCATCGGGACGGGCATCAAGCTGCAAGCGCAGGTGATGATGCAGCGCGGCGGTCGTCTGGATGAAGACCTGAACAAGAGGATTGAGAAGGCTTGGAAGTATTGGGGATATAAGAGCTACTGCGATGTGGCGGGTCGCCTGTGCTTTGCCGACATCGAGCGCATGGTTGTTGGCGCAATGTGTGAATCCGGGGAGGTGTTCGTCAGGGTGATCCGTCGTCCTTTTGGCGGCAGCAGCATTCCTTTTGCGCTGCAGATCATTGAGTCAGATCAACTTGACGAGACTTACACCGGCAAGGCCAGCGCCAATGGCAATGAATGGCGGATGGGTGTTGAGGTCGATCAGTTCGGCCGTGCTGTCCAGTATGCGTTCCTGCAAAAGCACCCGGGAGATGCGCCGTTTAGCGGCACTGCAGGCAAACGCCACCTGATGCTGAATGCTGATGAGGTGCTGCACCTCTACATCCAAGAGAGGCCAGGCCAGACCCGTGGCGTCACTTGGTTTGCATCAGCCATCAAGCGCCTGCATCACTTGGCCGGATATGAGGAGGCCGAGGTCATCCGCGCCCGCGCATCGTCAAGCTTGATGGGCTTCATCACCACAACTGAGGGCGAGCTGGGCACGGCTGAGGAGGTCTATGACAACGACCGCGTTGATTCGTTTGCCCCTGGCGTTTTCAAGTATTTGCAGCCGGGTGAGTCGGTGACGGTGCCGTCATTGGATGCACCTGACGGGCAGTTTGAGCCGTTCACGCGCGGGATGTTGCGTGCTGTCGCTGCTGGTCTCGGCGTTTCCTATACGCAGGTCTCGTCTGATTTCAGCCAGTCCAACTACAGCAGTTCACGGCTGGAGCTGTTGGAAACACGCGACAACTTCCGCGCTATTCAACGTTTCCTGATCGAGAACTTCCATCAGCCAGTGTTCAACATGTGGCTTGAGATGGCTGTGATGGGCGGCGCTCTTGACCTGCCTGCTTACGAAGCGAACCCTGAGCGTTACCGCACAATCAAATGGTGCCCGCGCGCTTACGGGTACGTTGACCCGCAGAAAGAGGTTGCCGCTTACAAGGCAGCAGTGCGCTGCGGGTTCAAGACGTTAGCCGATGTTGTTGCTGAGCAAGGCGGCGACCTGGACGATCTGCTCAAGCAACGTCAGGCAGAACTGGCGATGCTCGATGAGATGAACATTGTTTTGGACACTGATCCGAGCGAGGTCAATGGCGGCGGGAATGTTCAGCCGGGCTTAGGCATGGGCGCAGTCCCAGCCTTTGACGACACCGAGCGACCGGGTGAGCAACAGCAGCAAGAGCCTGAGATTGAGGAGATTCCTGAGGAACAGGTTGAGCCTGTAACTGAGGAGGAGGTGAAAGAAGATGGCGACGATTGAAGGCGTTGAGATTGACCTAACGCCCACGGAGGGCATGAGGGAAGAAGCGCAGCGTTATCGCGATTGGAAGGCTGACGGCGAAGCCGGCGGCACTGAGGTTGCAGCGCGCAGGGCAACGCAAATTCTTAGCGGTGACGAGCTGAGTGCTGATGTTGTGATTGCGATGAATGCTTGGTTTGCTCGTCATGAAGTTGACAAGCAAGGCGAAGGATTCAGCCCTGGGGAAGATGGCTACCCGTCAGCCGGCAGAGTTGCATGGGCGGCCTGGGGAGGAGATGCAGGTCAGGTGTGGTCTGCAGGCAAAGCAGATAGAATCAAAGCAATTCGTGATAGGAGCATGGACACGAATCGGGCGGAGCCTGGCGATCTATCGGTGGGCGATTTTTGCGAGTGGCAATCCTCTGGAGGAAAGTCACAAGGCAAAATTGATCGGATCGAACGTGATGGCCGAATTGATGTTCCCGATTCAGAGTTCATCATCACTGGCACCCCAGAAGATCCAGCGGCCTTAATCACTGTTTACCGCGAAGGTGAAGACGGTTGGGAGGCCACTGATCGCCAAGTCGGCCATTTGTTCTCAACGTTGACGAAGATCCCTGCGCTGCGTTGGCTTGAGGGCAAGAGCTATAAGCGCAGCGAGACCACAACCTTTGACGAGGTTGAAGACCGCACTTATCAGTTCCCGTTCTCCTCTGAGTTTCCGGTTGAGCGTTATTTCGGCAGCGAAATCCTGAGCCACGAAAAAGGCGCAGCAGATCTTGACCGGCTGAATGACAGCGCACCGCTGTTGTTCAACCACGATCCTGATCGTGTGATCGGGGTCGTTGAGCGTGCATACATCGACGAAAAGAAACGTCGGGGTTACACGCAAGTGCGGTTTAGCCGCAATGAATTCGCTCAGGAAGTCCTAAGCGATGTGAAAGATGGCATTCTCCGAAATGTCTCTTTCGGCTACTCCATTGACAAAATGGAGGAGCGAGAAGGTGG